TTGGGATTAAATTTAATTAAAGCTAGAGCAGTGGATGAGCTTATATACATACGAAGTATAATTGAATCAGCTTCAAAATCAATGGGTTCACTACCAGGTGAGGTTGATGATAAGTTCTATCCATGGTCGATTCCTCTTAAAGAAAAACTAGATGAGTTACTAGAACCGGGTGTTTCGACAGAACTATTCAACCGGGAGATTGTGAAAGCGATTCCTGTTAATTACGTTAGAGGACTGACCTTTGCAAATAGTATTGTAATAGTGGATGAATCTCAAAACTTAACAGAAAGCGAACTGACAACCATAATGACTAGATTTGGAGAGAACAGTAAGATGCTCATTATAGGTGACAGTAATCAGAGTGATATTAATGGTAAGTCTGGGTTCACTAATATTATGAGCAAGTTTAATGATACCGAGAGTGAAGATAATAATATTTTTTGCTTTAAATTCACTGAACAGGAAATTACTAGAAGTGAAATTCTCAAATTTATAGTCAAGAAACTAGCGAAGCGACGCCCTCGAAGGACGACAAAAACTTAGCTTATTGACACGACTCACATTCCGAACCTAATGTACAGGCTTGGACAGGCTCTGTAGTTTTAACAACCGTCGATTTCTCTATTTGGCTAGCTGCCTTATTTCGGAGATAGTATGTCGTCTTTAGACCGCTAGACCAAGCATGCATATAAAGATCATTCAAATACTTTAATGATGATTCAGAATTATATAGATTAAGGCTTTGGCCTTGGTCAATCCATCTTTGCCGGGCGGCCGCAGCATCAATAAGTTTGAACTGATCTTGTTGAAATGCACCTTTATATTTTTCCTTAACATGCTCAGGGATCTCTGATATATTTGTCAAGTTTCCGTCTGCAGCCTTTATCTTATCGATTAAATCCTCAGACCATAATCCCAACGCTTTTAAATCATTAACAAAGAATTCATTCAGCATTGTGAACTCCCCGGAAAGCGTTGAATACACATATAATACTGAATAATATGGTTCAATACTAGGAGAAGCTCCTATAATTGAGGATATAGTTGCTGTAGGAGCAATCGCCATCGTGTTGCTATTTCTCATACCGTTTTTCTTTATCAGTCCGCGAAGCTCAGACCAGTCTAGATCCTTTCTAGCCCTAACGAGAGCACGTATAGAACGTGTTTTCATAACCTCTCTATATGTGTCCATAGGTAGTGTATCTTGATCCCATAGAGAACCTTCATATGTTTCATACCGGCCACGTTCTTTTGCTAATAAACAACTAGACTTAATTGATTGGTATGATATAAATTCATATATATCGCTACTCAATTTAACCGCATCCTCGCTATCATACAATATATCCATCTTATGATAAACATCGTGCCAGCCCATAGATCCTAAACCTACAGGTCGGTGGAGTAGGTTACTCTTCTTTGCTTCCGGAGTGGGATAGAAATTAATATCAATAACATTATCCAGCATTCTCATGGCTGTCTTAATAGTAGCCTCTAACTTCTTATAATTAATAACAACTCCTTCGTCTGTTTCTGTAATATGATTACAGAGATTAATACTACCTAAATTACAAACTGCAGTTTCACCTAATTCTTTAACGTTTCTAGAATTGTTTGAGAATATAGTCGGTTTTGTATGAAGTAATATCTCAGTACATAAATTACTAGAATGAACTGCTCCACAATGCTGATTGCTGTATCTAATATTGCTAGGATCTTTAAAGGTAATCCACGGATGCCCGGTTTCATATAACGCTCTGAGCATTTTTCGCCACAGCTCTTTAGCAGACATTGTAACGAAAGTCCGCAATTCTCCGGCTTTGCCCTTTTTTACATATTCTTTATATTTTTTCTCAAATTCTTTTCCATATATTTCATGCAATTCCGGGACTTCATCTGGAGAAAACAAATACCAGCTCTTATCTTCTTGTACGCGCCGTAAAAACTCATCCGGTATCCAATTCGCTGTGTTCATATCGTGAGTACGTCTACGATCGTCTCCGGTATTTTTACGTAAATCTAAAAAGTCTTCTATATCAGCATGCCACGTTTCGATATAACCGCACCCAGCGCCGCGGCGCTTTCCGCCTTGGTTGACTGCAACGAGCATATCATTATATAATTTCCAGAAATAAACAGCGCCTTGTGTATATCCGTTTGTACCTTTAATATAGCTATTCGTCGCACGAAAATTTGTAAGGTCCATTCCGAGCCCACCAGCGTACTTGTTCTTTAGAGCCTCTTGCAGTAGACCGTCAAATATGCCCTGAATACTATCGTGGAATGTATTAAGGAAACATGAACTGAGCTGATTATGTGTACCTCCACTATTAAAGAGCGTAGGCGTACTGCACATAAAATCGAACTGGCTTAATACATTGTAGAACTCAATCGCTTTTTCTTCTCTATTATCCGGTTCGTTAATGGCTAACCCCATAGCTACACGCATCCAGAACGCCTGTGGTGTTTCCATCCGGACGTCATTAAGATGCATTAAATATCTATCAAAAACAGTCTGTAGCCCTAGGTACGCGAATTCCTTGTCTCTCTTTATTATCAATTTCTCAGAAAGCTTATTGAGATCAAATTTCGCTAATTCCTTATTAAGTATACCGGCTTTGATCAATCTTTTAAGACTGACTATAAATGTTTTTTTGTACTGTAACTCAAAAGCGTCACTGTCCGTTGCTTCACCGAAAACTTCTTTATAAAGTGCTCCTAAAAGTAATCTAGATGCGATATACTTAAATGACGGATCTCGTTCAATTAATGACCTCGCGGACTTGATTAGTGCCAAATCAATTTCCTTCGTCGACACTCCGTCATATAGATTTATCTTCGCGTTGTAATGTACGCGCTGGACTTCCTCTGGAGTCTGGCATGCGCGCTCGATACATCTGAGAATTTTCTCTTCGTTAAAAGGTTCTTTTCTGCCGTTACGTTTAGTTACTCTCACGTTATAACTTAGGATATTTGCCGGGAATTCCTACCAAAGATTATTAAGTTTCTGACGAAGATGAATTGTACTCGTAGATTGCTGAGTTGTTTTCATGCTCAAAAACCTCTACGCGTGTGCATAAACATCTATTGTCAGTAGCATCGGCTACGAATTTATTTGCAGCCTTCCAACACCATTCTGCGAATTTTTCGACACCGACACCATCCATGATGCGTAAATCAACTACTTTATTTTTTTCAAGATCTATAAAGCTGTCTAGATGTGGGTCGTGTTTAGATATTGCTGTTGTATGGTCGAACTGTTTTTGTAGTAATTTTTTTAGTTCTTTTAACCCACCGAAATCTACTACCCAGTTATGTTCGTCTAACTCACTCGCATAAAACCAGAACTTCGCAGTTAATCGATAGCCATGTAAGAAGCTACAATGGCTTTTAGCTTGTGGTTGTCTGAAGGCACAGCTGCCTAATTCAATTATCTTTGTACTTTTAAACATACTATTATTATATAATAAATTCAATCAGTTGCCACATCAATATATGTCACTAGGTAAGAGTAAGAATATCTTGAAAGCGCTCCAATTCGAAAACCATGGCATGTCGTCCTCGACCGGTTGTAGCATTTCTCTTAATTCCTTATAACCCATTTCATTATAATCATCACACGCGGTTCCTAAATGATCAACATCAATAGGGAAGACCCCGTCCGCTGTATGACCGAAACATGCATTACATGAAAGGTTATTATACTTTAATATATTCTTATATCCAGTTAATGATATCGGTTGAGCGTTCTTTATTAGAGAAATTATATGGTTAATTTTTTCTGACATCTCTAGTTCGATTCCATGTAAGTAGAGCGGCTCAAGCTCGTCTCCATCTAAACGACATATAAAATGTAGAATGTTTTTCGGACGATATTTTAATTTGAACTTGAGCCTTTCCTGATCATACTTATTCTTAACATCAAACCCTAGTATAAGCTTAGGTAAATGATCTATATCATAGGATTTATACTCGGCTGTATCAACTGGTTGATTGGTTAGTGATAAACTCTTTTCCATTATACATCAATTATAAATTAACCAGAGTTAATTTTCCACTGATTATTTTAAGAATTATTAAGAACCACCATGACGATAGAAGTGATTGTTGCAATACTAGCGGCGATTAATGATGCACGTATAGCCCAAACACCAGATCTAGTTGATTGTTTTTCTGCGCGCGCGTCAGAGAGTTGCAAGTTTAATAGATTTTCAAGATGGCTGAATTTACTGTCAACATAACCTTCATGTTTACCAAATTTATTCTCAATCTTAACATGTAGTGAATCAAATTTTAATTTATTTTCTTCCTGTAAGAACGTGAATTTATCCTCAACTGACGCTTTGAGACCTCTAATACGTCCTTCCATTTCATGAGCTTGTGTAACAAGAGAAGGATGACCGTTTCCTTTGTATACAGTTTTATACAAATCATCCATTTCAGATTTAACAGTTCTAAGCTCTGTTGTTATCTTTGCTAATTCTTTGGATATTCGTACTTTCTCTGGGTCGCACTTATCGGTCGTCATGCCAATATTTATTCAAATCTATGTAACGAACCTATTTATTACTGTGCCTTTTGGTAGACTATAAATATAACCAACTTGTTGGTTATTACCGGTATTGACAACAAATGTGCATCTATCACCTACAACAATAGGTCCAGTAGAGACGATTCCGTCATGAATG